TATTTATACACCTTGGAGGATTTAAACCATCCGTCCATAGTAATAGGTTCTGATTAGTAGAAGTATTGTATATAACATTAGCTCCAGTAATCTTATAGTATTCATTAAAGTTTAAAACTTGGTCGTCCCCTGTTCTTGTATCTTGTAACAACACAGATACGGTTGATGTTTCAGAGTTAAACTCATAAATAAAAGATTCATTTAATGAATTAACAACAAACCAGTATATCTTTTCGCCTACTTCATCAGAAACAGAACCTATACACATAGGGCTATTTGCTTCAGACAAAAATGTTAGCTTTGTATTTCCTCTTTCATTTTCTACTGCACCAGCATCTGAACCAGAAGTATTTAAAACTCTTACATTTAAAGCATCTACATACTCTCCTTGAGGAACAAGACGTTCATCCAGGTCTTTATTCATTTTTCCTTTTGAAAAGGTATTTTTTATCTTCATATTATTTTATCCACTTATCACGACCTCTCAATATTTGAGTTAACTCGTTTAGTTTTATAGAATTCAATCTGATTTTAGCATTTCTTAAAGATGCTGAAGATTGTTTAGAAGCTCTTCTTACTATGTATTCCTGAACTCCAAATTTAGATTTCAGTATAGTAGCTTGAAGATAATCATACATAAATGTTTCTGCTAACTTATGAACTTTAACCTCACTATCAGCCAAACCATAAAGACCATCAGAAACATACTGAATAATTATATTCTCTTCTTGTAAGTTAGAGCTAAATAATATCATTCCTAAATTCTTATCTATAAGGTAGCTTCCGTTCGTGTTTGCGGTAGAAGTATCCATTCCAAACCTTTTACCCTTAGAGAGCTTCCCTGTGCCCCCTAAGCCCTCATTTGGCTTATTTTTCCAGTTTGTTTCTATAACAGGAGTACCAGTTAATGAGTTTCCATTAGAATCTAGTAATATATTTTTTTGCGCAGTATTGTCTTGTAGATATGACTTAGTTATTTTTGAATTAAAATTCTGTACTATATCATGCGTAAGACCATCTTTACCCACATAAGAAACCTTAACTAGACTTACAAAATCATGAGGTAAGTGCATTTGTAAAGTTTCAGGAACTTGTGCTTCAAAACCAACAATTTCTCTTAAAGCATCGTAATGTATCTCTTGTAAACCTCTTTTAGCGTGAAAAACTACCTCATTTCTATCTATCTTGTTTATGACCTTATCATCACCTACATACGTTAGTAAGAAGTTGTTTACAATATCTTCTAATAAAAGATACTGGTAAGTACCCCAGTTGTCATTAGCAGGGTTGTTACCTTCGTTTTGATAATATTGAAAATGTGTTAAATCTTGTCCTATTGTTGGCATAATCTATGAGTTTTGTTTTTGATACTTCATACCCTCCATAGCGTTTGTAGCTTGTACAACATCGTTTTCTCTGATGCTTAGTCCTGCTAATTTACATATTTTTATTACAAGAGACGCTTCGTCTGAAGAAGGTATTTCAAAATTAGTTGAAGAGTCAGAGTTGTATACAGGGTCATTGTTTATTGTATTATATCCCCATATAGGATCTATAGGTTTTCTAATGTAGTTACAAATCAAAGGTTGTTCTAGGCCTTGAGGTGTTGAGCCTGTGTAATAAATACTAACAGGTCTTACAAATAGGTTTGATCCATTTCTTTTATATATAGGGTAAGTTATCGAAGGAGCTGTAAGGTTGCTACTATTCAACATATCGAATTTAGAAGTAGGGACTCCTTGGACTATTTTTCCTTTATACGTAACGTTTACAAGTTTATAAAGATTAGATGGAAGAATAAAATAATCATTTACACCTCCTGTAGATGGAGAGTCAACATCATTGTAATTCAAAGTTGAGCTGGTAGTAAATATATCTATTTTATTTTGAACCTGAGACACAGTATCTCCATGTCCTATTGCTTTTTTTCTAGCATTCTGTAACTGCATTGCTTTAGAATAATCTGAAAAATACTGTTCAAATATCTCTAATTGAGCTTGTTTAGCAAAGTAATTAAACTCTAAAGGAGCAATGTACCCTCTATTATCTTTATTCAAAAGAAATAAGACTGTGTTTCTTACACTGTTGATCATGGGAATTATTTTTTACAAAAGTACAAAAAAAAAGAGGTCGCAAATTGCAACCCCCTTCTCTCCTTTCACGATAAATACGTTAGTATTACAGTTTGTTGGTTATTTTTTGCAAGACATCTAACCCTTCGTCTGTTTTGAAAAATAAAGCTAAAGCACTATAAACGTTTTCACCGTATGGTGCAACAATAACTTTAGCGCTTTTCTTATCTCCCCAAACAACTGTTCTGTTATCTGACTTGATAGAAAGAATATTCATCTCTACAGCCCTTACTGCTAAGTTTCTTAGCTTTAAGTTTTCATCATTTAAAAGATCCATAAATTCTTCTGGGTTGTTTCCAGCCCATATAATCATATCTCTTTTTAATTCTGAAGAGGTCATTAATGATATATTACTTTTTCCTTTTAAAACCACTCTTGCAATCGCTTCTAAATCATTTATATCTAAATCCTTAGCAGCAATCTGAGCATCTAATTTTCCAACTATGTTTTGAACCTCTTCATTAGCATCTTTTTCTTTGTCAAATTCTTCAAACTTAACTCCAAAAGAAGGATGAATCATAAGAAACTTTTGAAGATTCATATTTGAAGAATCAACTATCAAAGTTCCATTTTCAAAAACAATTGGTGATAATGTAACTAATCCATCTTGTTCATCAACAAAAGGTGTTACTTGGTTTGTAGCCCACCTTAAAGCTCTATTCAAACCATTATCATTATAGGTTAGTGGTTTTGATCCTGTATGTTTTACAGCAATCATATGTCTTATTGGTGTTCTGTTACTTGTTAAAACGAAAACCCTAGTTTTAGGTTGTAAGTTAGGGAAAAGAGCAGAGTACCCTTTTTTTGCGGTTTTTGTAGCCATTATATTAAAAATTAAATTAAATTAAAAAAATAAAGAGGGCATCTATAAGACACCCTCCTTAATGTGTGTACTATTGCATCAATATGAAATTGTTTGCTCCCATAACACAAAGTGCTCTTTCTGATAAGAAATGTACTTCCATGTTGTCTTTATCTGTAGTAGATGCTCCACCAGCAGATCCAGTTACCCAAGACTTGTACTTTCTGTCCTCAGTAGCAGACTGACGGTAACGAACATGTAAGAATGGTCGTTTAGCGTTTTGTCCTAATACTTGATCGTAGATAGTAGTTGTCCCAGCAGGAACCATAATTCCGTCAACACCACCAATGTTACCTCTTGTAGTAGCATCGTTTAAGTATTTCCAGTCAGACTTATAGAAGTCATATCCAATTCTAAACCCAGTAAATCCTAAGTTTAAAGCCATATCTTCATCGTTGTCAAATAAACCGTAAGAACTTGTAGAAGCTCCAGAGTTGTTTTGCTCAGCTAATACTCTGTCAATTTTGAAAGAAGTATCTCTGTTTACGAAAAGAACGTTTTCTTGGATTGCTCCTTCTTTATCAAGAACTTTAGCAAAAGCTTCTAAGTCATCTCTGTCTGTGATATCTCCTGAAGAAGTGTTTCCTCCATTTTCGATTTCATAGAAAAGACCTTTTGTACCTTTGTATCCTGCAGTTAAAGCAGCAGAAGACGCAACAGCTGGTTCTCCTTCTACCATTGAAGTTTCAAGGTAGTCTTCGAATCTTAGTCTTGTTTCGTGCTCAGACTTTAAATACCATAAGTATCCAGAAGCTCCGTTTTCAGTAGTTACTTCTACCCATCCAACGTGTGCTAATTCAGAACCACTTACCTCATACTTATCTTTGATGATGATTGGGTTGTTCTCTTTAGCTTCGAAGCTAGCTTGTAAAGATCCAGACATTCCATTTGTTCCTTTTTTAAATTCAGAACCGAATACAAAGATTTTTACAGCATCAGCAGCAGTAAAAGAACCTGATCCTGTAACCATGTCAGAGTGAGAGTAAGGAGCTACCTCAATAGAGTCAGCTGCGCTTGCATCAGTAATTAAAGCTTTGATTTGAACAGAAGCGTCAGCGTTAGAAACAATAACTGTTTGGTTAGTTCTAAAGTCGTGTCCTGTTACAGCGATAGTATCACCGTCAGTGATAGTACCTGAAGCCTGTACGTGTAATCTTCCTTGCTCACTCCATTTGATTAAATCAGAGCTAGATGGAAGTTCAGCTCCTACCATTCTTAAGAAAGAAGCGATAGATCTGTTTCCGTATTTTTCAAATTCTTTCTCATACAAGTCTGGTAAGAATTGTTGTGCGAAAGTGTAATCAGCGTTACTAAGGTAGTTTGAATTTTGTAACCCCTTAGATGGCGCTGGAGTCAAAGAAGTAGAACCTCCTACGGTTCCATTTCCTCCAAATGTGATTGATTGTGCCATTTTTAAAAGTTTTTAAATGATTTAACGTTTTTTAATTTTTAATCCAGAACTAAAATCTCCAGAATCTTGCAAGACTCTAAACTTAGTTCCAGTTGTAGGTGAATCCACGTTGCTTCTAACTTCCATATTTATATTCTTTCCGTCTTTTACTACCTCATTTACTGCATCGGATTTACCTTGCTCGTAA